AACGGCGGCAGTCAATCGGAAGTGCGCCTCTACTGTGAGTCCTCAAATGCCCATTACGCCGCACTGAAGGCTCCCGCACACGCAGACTTTGCAGGCAATGTGACCTCTACCTTGCCGTCAGTTACAGGCACCTTGATAGGCACAGCTAATGCGGATGCTCCTGTGACAACAACAAACTCAAGCGAAGCGCAACATGTTCTAGTTAGTGACAGTGGTCAACTTAAAAAAATAACCCCGTCAGACTTAGGTATCGGCAGTGGCGGTGGTGGGGTTACCGTACAAGATGAAGGCAGTTCATTATCTACCACGGCTACTACATTAAATTTTGTAGGGAGTGGGGTTGTTGCTTCAGGAACGGGCGCGACAAAAACAATTACGATTGCCGCAGGTGGTGGCAGTGCAAGTGATAGCTTCAAAACCATTGCCGTTTCAGGTCAGAGTGATGTGATCGCGGAAAGCTCCACAGATACGCTCACACTTGTCGCTGGAAGCAACATGACAATCACAACAGATGCATCAACTGACACAATCACCCTAGCTTCATCTGGCGGCGGCGGCGGTGGGGGCATTACAACTGGCAAGGCTATCGCTATGGCCATGATATTTGGTTAGGAGAAAGAAATGGCAAATCCAAATATTGTAAACGTAGCGACAATCAACGGACAGGTTGCGGGGCAATCAATCGGCACATCTCTATCGGCAATCGTCACCAATGCATCTAACAGTGGCAAAATTTACAAGGTGAATAGCCTTATAGTGGCAAATGTTGATGGGACTAACGCCGCACAGGTAGATGCCGTTGTCGATATTGCAGGGACTGATTATTACATTGCCCACACGATCACAGTGCCAGCGGATGCAACTATTGTGCTTATCAGCAAAGAAGCTCCCGTGTATCTCACTGAAAACTCACAGATAGAACTCAAGGCAAACGCAACAGGCGACCTCCACGCCGTGGTTAGTTATGACGAGATTTCCTGATGAGGCTGGCAGATTTCACATTAGACAGCACAGAAAAGATAAAGCTGATTGATGTTCCAAGACAAAATAATTGGTCATCGTGTCGTTCCCTTTACGCGCAAAATGGCAACGCAGATCAAGCCCAGATCAAAATAACTCAGACCATTCAGGGAACAGAGCAAGATGTTTTAACGATGACGCTTGATCCAAATCAGGATGAGCCTGTGCTTATCAGTGATACTCTTTTGGAGATTGAGCCTGAAAGTTTTGTCTCTGCCGTATCAACTCAATCAAATGTCACTCTCACGTTTGTGCTGGTAGATCATGAATTATAAAAATGGATCAGTAATCGGTATAAATAATATTCCAACGGTTTCAGACGCTAGTGGTGTATGGGATTTAGACGCCGTTCAACAGAGTAGAGAGGACGCTATTTGGCCTGTTTTTTTGGTAAGACAGCTTTTAGATAGTTCTAATTTATCATCAACCACAGACCCGTCCTACATTACCAAGACTTACACCTTCAACAACGGTAGTGAGATTTCTGGCACAACAGGGAGATTTGTTGTTCACCATTACGGAACAATAGGTTTCCAGTCTGATGCTCAATATGATGATATTGTCATCCCAACGTCGGGCGGTGATGTGACTTTTGATTTTGAAATTGCTTCTGGTGGCACCCAAAACTGTGAAACAACCCGTGTGAATGTAGGAAACAGTATCACCGCATATGCGGGGGCGACCTTTTATGCTCTTGCAACTGGGGGAAGCGCAAACCGATGGAACAGAGATAGTGGCGGCACAGGCTCATTCAACACGGGTAATTCAGTAGATGGCTCTGGCAACGCAAATGGATATTATGTTTATACTGAGACCAGCGGTTCGCATCCCATGTCAATGCTTTTTAGGACGCCGTCATACACCCTCGCTTCAAGCGGCACATTTTCGTGGAGGGAGGGATATCGCGGATCACAGCTTTCGGTCTCCACTAGAGATGTTTATTGGATAGTTGACTGATGGCTAGAGATGTCACCTCAAATATGATCGCACAAATGGAAGCAGCAACCCTGCAACCATTCTTGGCGTTCAAGTTAGACTTTGAGGGTGACCCAGTTCTGGCATGGACAGGCACAGGCAACATCGCCATCAATTCAGAAGAATATATCGGCACTGGCACATTCATCGGGATTGCTAGTGTTACCGAAACTGCCAACGTGCAGGCCAATGGCGTCAAGATATCTCTCTCTGGCGTGCCAACCGATCTCGTATCAGTAGCTCTTAACGAGAATTATCAAGGCCGTGAGGCCATCATTTATTTTGGCACAATGTCAGGCGGCGCAGTGGTATCGACGCCCTATGCCCTCTTTAAGGGGTTCATTGATATAATGGTTATCCAAGAGAACGCAGATGTCAGCACCATAGGACTGACCGCAGAAAACAAACTTATAAATCTGGAACAATCAAAGGTGAGAAGATTCACAAGTGAAGATCAAAAGATTGATTTTCCAAACGATAAGGGTTTTGATTTCGTTGCTGGGCTTCAAGATAAAGAAATTGTTTGGGGAACATAATGGGGTTCTTTAAAGATTTCATTAAAAATTTAACTAAACCAGAAACGCTGATCACAGCGGCAATTATGACAGCCGTAGCTGGGCCTTCTGGTTTTCTTTCAAGTTTTTCGAAGGTAGCTCAATTTGCCATTTATGCGGCAAGTACAGCGGCAATGTCTGCATTGTCACCCGTTCCTGAATTGCCAGACTTTTCAAGTTTCACAAGCCAGAGCCAAAACAGACGGCAGATGATTAAACAGCCCACGCAACCGCGCAGGGCAGTTTATGGCACAGTCAGGGTATCTGGTCTTTTAGCTCATATCGAATCAACAAATTCGGATAGATATCTGCATTTGGTTGTCACGCTTGCAAGCCATGAGGTTCAAAGCATATCAGCGATTAGACTGAATGATGTGGAACTCACGCTAGACGGGAATGGGAATTGCACATCGCCAAGCCGATATGCTGGTTTGGTCAGGATAAAAACCCACTCAGGCACAGATGACCAGATAGCAGACAGTGATCTGGTTGCAGAGAGTCAATCAGGGTGGACATCTGAACATCGCCTAAGAGGCGTGGCGTATCTCTACGCGAGATTAGATTTCGACAGAGATGCATTCCCGAATGGCATACCGACAATCACGGCTCTGGTATCTGGCAAAAAGGTATTTGATCCCAGAAATTCAGGCACAGCGTTTTCATCAAATGCCGCTCTTTGCATCAGAGATTATCTTACAGACACCCGATATGGACTCGGCGCGTCGTCTAGTGAGATCAATGACACAAGTTTCACAACAGCGGCAAATCTTTGTGACGAAAACGTGACGCTGGCGGCTGGCGGCACAGAGAAGCGCTACGAATTTCACGGTACAATCGAATCTTCAGAACAGGCAAAACGAACGATTGAGCAAATTCTGACATCATGTGGCGGCGTTCTTTTTTACACCAATGGTCAATTCAATCTGAAAGCCGCTGGCTATGTAAGCCCAACAATCACACTTGATGAAGGCGATGCCATCGCTGGGCTACAACTGCAAACCAAGCAAAGCATCCGCGATAATTTCAACGCCGTTAAAGGTGTGTTCACGCCTGCAACTACAGACTATGTGGCGGCAGATTACCCAGCCTTTCAGTCATCTACATTCTTGGCAGAAGACAATAACCAATTGAAATTCCTAGAATTTAATCTGCCATATACAACCTCTGCCGCAATGGCGCAAAGGCTTGCCAAGATAGCCCTTTTCAGAAATCGCCAGCAAGTTGTTCTAAACGGAACATTCAACTTGAAAGCATTTCAGTTAAACGTGGGCGACACGGTTCAGATAACCAATTCAAAATTTGGATTCACAAACAAGATATTTGAGGTGGCGCAGTGGGACATACAAGCGGATGCGGGGACTGTTGGGGTATCGCTTCAGTTGCGAGAAACTAACAGCGCCGTATATGACTGGAATGCGGAAGAGGCGGTGTTCGCGCAAGACAACACCAATCTGCCAGACCCGTTTGATATTCCTGCTCCGTCAGTGGTGGCATCCGATGAGCTACAAATATTCAACGAAAAAGCCCTTTCTGTTTTGGTTGCCAACGTCACATCAGGAAACACGTTTGCCCAGCAATTTGAGGTGCAGGCTAAGAAATCAACAGATACAGATTTCATATCTATAGGCACCTCATCGTCAAACAAGTTTGAATTGGTCGATGTCGAGGATGGGATTGTTTATGATGTCCGTGCGCGAGTGATCACGGCTCTGGGTGTCAGATCACCATTTGCAACGGTGCAACACCAGATTGTGGGTAAAACCGCGCCCCCCGCAGATGTCACAGATTTCTCTGTCAATATCATCGGAACAGAGGCCGCGCTTAGTTGGACGCCCACAACAGACCTTGATCTTTCTCATTATATCATTCGCCATTCCAGAGCGACCAGTGGTGCAAGCTATTCAAACGCAGTGACGCTTGCAGAGAAGATATCTAGACCAGCGAACACGGCAGTCGTTCCCGCGATGACAGGAACGTATTTTATCAAGTCGGTTGATAAGCTAGGTCTAGCATCCGAAAACGCCACCTCATCTGTTGCGATCATTGAAGAAATCAAAGGCTTCAACTCAGTTACAACATCCACACAAAGCCCGTCATTCTCAGGAGCAAAAACAAATTGCGTGGCCACAACTGATAACGCTCTGATAATGGACACCACTGTTAATTTTGACAGTGCAAGTGGGAATTTCGATGACGCGGTTGGGCTATTCGATGGCGGCGGCGGCTCTGTTCAAAGTACAGGAACATATGAATTTGATTCTCCCGTTGACCTTGGCGCAGTCTATACCAGCCATGTGACGGCTAACATCACGGTAGAGCGGGTTGAATATCTAACCTTGTTTGATTCCACCCAAGGCAACTTTGATGACCGCACAGGCACGTTTGACGGTGATGTTCAGGCATTCGATGACACTAATGTCGAGCTTCAAATTGCGACCACTGAGGATGACCCCAACAGCGGGTCGCCCACGTACACCGCTTTCAGAAAATTCTTTGTGGGTGATTACAAAGCGCGGGGGTTCAAGTTCAAGGCGATACTTTCTAGCTCTGATGCACAGGCTTCACCTAAGATAACGGCGTTATCTGTGTCGATAGATATGCCCGATAGGACGCTGGCAGAATCAGATATCGCGAGTGGCACGGGTACAAAAACCATTACCTTCAGCCCTGCTTTCAAATCCCTTCAAGGTTTAGGTATAGCGGCCCAAAACTTACAAAGCGGCGATTTCTATGTTATAACCAGCAAATCGGCAACAGGATTCACCATTCAGTTTTTCAATAGCTCAAGCGCAGGGGTTGATAGAACATTTGACTACGTTGCCCAAGGCTTTGGCGAGGTGGCGGCATAAGGAGAAGACATGAGTCAGAACGTACCGATAACGATTGAAAATCAGGGCTTTCCAGCGTTTCGCACCGATTTGAATAATTCGCTTTCTGCGCTTTTGTCTTTGAGTTCTGGATCATCACAGCCATCCACGATGGTTGCTTATCAACTCTGGTATGATACCAGCACAAACATTCTCAAAATACGAAATGCTGACAACGATGCGTGGATAAACCTGTTTGCCGCCAATCAAACCGCCGACACAGCATCTCCATCCACTATTGATATCGTCAACGATTCGACTCCCCAGCTTGGCGGCAATCTGGATGTAAACACGAAAAACATTACTTTCGGTGACAGTGCTGGAACAACTGATGATCGTCTGG